GACCTTGACCGGAGCTTTAGCTCCAACCATGTCCTCAGTCTTGACCTGACGAGTCAGGAAAGCCGGGATCTTAGCTGTCTCGAAAAGCTCTTGAGCTTTCCCACGGCTAAGTGATGAAGCTGGGAACTGGGAGTATAAAACTCCCAAGACTCGCTTTCGGATGATGGAAAATTTAATCTGTGGAATCTCTTGAGATTCACAAATCATGTAAGTAAACTTACCTGCTAGGCCAAAGTACTGCTTGGGAGTAGCTTGAATTTCATTCAAAGTTTGTGAAGTTGTCATGGTATATCTCCGATATAAGTTTGTGTTGTGTTGTCGTTTGTGGTGCTAAGAAGCTTTTATGTCTCTCTCACTATGTAAGAGAGACTTAAAAGTTCTAAGGGTCTAGCTCTTCTCAGGGTCTCCGTAGGGAAAGTTTCTAGCCTCTCTCAGTAACTCAAGTTCATCTTGAGTCAGACCCATGTGAGAAAACGGATGTTTTCTGCTATAGGCTCTAACTGCTGAAGCGGCTGACTCGTAGAGTTCGTATGTATCAGACCAAGCATCGGACTCAACCATGTTTTTAATCTCTGCAAATTTGGCAATCAAATTTTTCATATGTACTCCTTTGGAGTTGTGTGTGATTGTTTAGTCTCGGTGTCGCTGAGACATTTCCATTAAAGGCACATTGGATTTTTGAGGTCAACCTCTTTCCCCGCGCATTATGCGATTGTGAAAGAGCGCATCACGCCCCGCACATCACAGGATCGCTACAGGATCACATGGCGATCACATAGCGCGATCAGGCGTTTAGGCGCATACAAACTCTGGAGATTTTATAAACTGAGGGGATAGATTATTTAGTTACTAAATACTCTATAGGTTGTTGAATTGTAAAGACTCTTGAGTCTTTAGAGTTTATTTTACAGACTCAGAATATTTGTGAATATTCTGTAAACTAGAGAGGCTTTGGAGATTTTATGCTAGAATCTCTAAAGAGATTATAGAAGCTCTGGAGATTTCAGAGTCTCAAAAGACTCTGGAGTGTGGCACCCTCTAAAGTCTCTAAAGACTTTGGAGGGTGGGGCAGGAGGCCATGCCACCCCCCCTAGTATATATACTAATACTCATACATTTTACAGACTTTACAGTGTTAAGCAGTTTGGGGCCACAGTAACTCTAAAGTCTCTGGAGACTTTTTGCGGCCATAGAGTCTTTAAAGACATCAATCCGCTAGGATTGTTACATATCTATATAGCTATGCACCGGGGGTACAAAGTATATTATACAGTCCACAGAGCATTCTGTCAAGTTATTTATAATAATATTAAAAAATACTTGACAGAACCTCTATATAGCACTATAATACTATACATGACTAAAGAATTAACTGTAAAACAAAAAGACTTCTTGGACTATCTGGTAGATACTGGAGGTGATCCTAAGAAAGCTGCTGAGTTGGCAGGTTATGCACAGAATGGACATTGGCAAGTTGTCAAAGCACTCAAACATGAAATAATCGATTTGGCCTCAAACATTCTGGCTCAGTCAGCACCCCAAGCCGCTATGAAGCTTGTAGAGGTAATGCACTCTGATCAGCCTATTCCTCAAGCGAATATGCGCCTTCAGGCCGCACAAACCATACTAGATCGTACAGGACTTGGAAAACAAGAAAGACTAGAAGTAAATAATAATATGACAGGGGGGTTATTTATACTACCCGCAAAAGCTAATGAGGCGAACTAGCAGCACTATACCTTTCGGATATAAGCTATCTGAAGATGAGAAGACTCTAGAACCTGTAGAGAAAGAACTAGAATCTTTAGATAAGATAAAAGAGATGGTATCCTCTGACATGATGTCTTTGCGAGAGGGTGCTGAGTGGTTAACTCATATGACAGGCAGAAGTATTAGCCATGTCGGGCTGAAGAATATTATAAATGGAAGATTGGGAGAAAAATCCTGAGAACTACCTTACAGACGCAGAGGGTAACTTCCTTTTAAAGAAGGATGGAACTCCTAGACGAAAGAGTGGTAGACCAAAGGGCGCAAAAGGTAGGGGCTATAACTACCACTCAGAAACGAAAGCAAAGATACAGGCGCGGAGAACTGTACGCAAAAAAGAAAAAGAAGCAGAGCGTACAAGAGTTAAACTCTCAAATCAAAGAGATAAGCTCAAAGCATCTAAAGAAACTTTAGAAAAGCTAGATAAAGATAATAAGAACAAAATAATAACAGATGATGTTCTGTCTAAGGTTCCTAAAGCCTTGCGGGAAGAAGCTAACGACAATGTTATCTTCAAACCAAACGCAGGGCCACAGACAGACTTCTTAGCAGCTCCTGAGAGGGACGTACTGTACGGTGGAGCAGCAGGTGGAGGTAAGTCCTATGCCATGCTGATAGATCCTCTTAGATACGCTCACAGGCCCGCTCATAGGGCTTTGATACTTAGGCGGTCTATGCCAGAGCTTAGAGAGCTAATAGACAAGTCTAGAGAGCTGTATCCAAAAGCATTTCCCGGCTGTAAGTATCGGGAAGTTGAAAAGCTTTGGAACTTCCCTTCAGGGGCCAAAGTAGAGTTTGGATTCTTGGAACGAGATGCAGATGTATATCGTTATCAAGGACAAGCATATAGTTGGATAGGATTTGATGAGATTACTCACCTACCTACAGAATTTGGATGGAACTATCTGGCTTCGCGTTTACGGACTACAGATCCAGACATTGTACCTTATATGCGGTGTACAGCTAATCCCGGTGGTGTCGGCGCTCATTGGGTAAAGAAACGGTACGTATTACCTCACCCGCCTAATGAATCTTTTAAGGGTGAAGATGGTCTAACCAGAAAGTTTATACCAGCAAGATTAGATGACAATCCTTATCTTGCAGAAGATGGTCGTTATGAGGAGATGCTAAAGGCTCTCCCGGCTATACAAAGAAAACAATTACTAGAAGGTAATTGGGAAATAGCAGAAGGCGCTGCCTTCACAGAATTTGAAACAGCTACTCATGTAGTTACTCCTTTTGAGATTCCTATAGGATGGGAACGAATAAAAGGAATTGACTATGGTTATGCTTCAGAGAGTGCTTGTATTTGGGGAACTGTAGATCCTTCAGATGGCACTCTTATTATATATAGAGAACTATACCGTAAAGGACTTACGGGCGAAGATCTTGGACATCTTATAGCAGAGATGGAGATACAAGATCCTTTTGCTGTACCCGGAGTTTTAGATACAGCTGCTTGGGCTAAGACAGGTTCTACAGGCCCAACAGTAGGTGAAGCTCTTATGCGAATAGGGCATAAACTAAGAAGAGCAGATAAGAACCGTATACAAGGTAAAATACAGATTCACGAATACTTAAAGTTACAGCAAAGCGGAAGGCCACGAATACAGATATTTAATAGCTGTCCTAATCTGATACGCGAACTCCAAAGTATTCCCTTAGATAGAACTAATCCAGAAGATGTGGATACTCATGCTTCGGATCATGCTTACGATGCACTAAGGTACTTGATAATGTCAAGACCAAGAATAGCAGATCCTTTATCAAGAATTAGGCATATGCATCGTGAACAAGCATTTACACCATTAGATTCAGAATTTGGTTATTAACAGGAGAAACACAAATGTCAGCATTACCCGGAGTTATTGACGTACAAGATAATGTAGGAGTCCCTAGTGTAGGAGATGTCCGCGCTATCGCTACACGAGTAGGCGCTCAAGCTACAGCAACAACAGGAACTATCGCAGTTACAGCTAATGAAACTTATGATGTAAGTTTTACTCAGCCAGCTGGTACATCTATTAAAAATATTATTATGATTGCAGCAGGTAACTTGGTTACTGGCGGCTCATCAGGCGATGATATAGATTTTGATTTGGGAACTGCCGCTGGTGGTGGTCAAATTATTGATGAGAAAGCAATTGCAGATGATGGAGGTAGTGCTGTAACAATTGCTGCTAATACTCCTCTGTTTATTGTAGAGAATGGTATTCCAGCAGCAGCTAATAAGTTTGCAAATATGAGTGGAGGCCCAGCAACATCAGAGGCTATGACTCTTGCAGGATCTCTAGCTAGTACTTCTGAAAGGACTTTGCATATTCGTTTGAAGCCCCTAGCAAGTAATCTAGGAACTGCTGCAACTACTGTTACATTTGTAATTGACTTTATAACACTGCCGTAATATGTCCGATAAAAACTCAATAACAGATAGCGCGAATAACGTCTACTTTCAAGATGTACAGGGCGAGCAAGGTAAAAATATAAACCTTGAGGATGCCTTTGTTAATCAGTTTGTAGGCGTTATTCAGGATCGTTATACATCAGCCAAGCAAGCTAGAGATCATGATGAAAGGCGTTGGATAACTGGTTATCATAATTATAGAGGTCTTTATCCGAAACATTCAAAATTTAGAGAATCCGAAAAATCAAGAGTATTTGTCAAAGTAACTAAGACAAAAGTTCTTGCTGCTTTTGGTCAGCTAGTCGATGTAGTCTTTGGTTCCAATAAACTCCCAATTGGAATATCTGAAACAAAGATGCCGGAAGGTGTTGCGGAACACGCACATTTAGACACCCAAGTCCCGGTTCCTAGCATTGAAACTAGCTCACCAGCCCCAGAGCCTAGCGCCACTAATCCCTATGATGTCGGGTATGCGGGTGATGGTCAAGTCTTAAATGCTGGGGCAACCTACAATAAAGGTAAAACTGAAGATATAGATGCCGTTATAAAGGACGCATTAGTAGACGGCCCCTCTGCAATACCTCAGTTTTTTGAAACTCAACCAGCCCGTGAAGCTGCTAGACGCATGGAAAAGCTAATCCATGATCAGATAGAAGAATCTAAAGGATCTAGTGAAATACGAAATGCGCTGTTTGAGTGTGCTTTATTTGGTACGGGTATTGTTAAAGGCCCATTTAACTTTAACAAAACTTTAAATCGTTGGACTGAAAATGAAGCAGGAGAGCGAGAGTATAATCCTGTAGATGTGAGAGTCCCTCGCATTGAGTTTGTAAGTATTTGGGATTTCTTTCCTGATCCTAATGCAACAAATATGGATGAGTGTGAGTATGCCTTCCACCGCCATAAGATGAATAAATCTCAAGTGCGTTCCCTTGCGCGTATGCCTTATTTCAATAAAGAGGCTATACGAGATACATTACGCATGGGGCCAAATTATGAACCAGACCATTATGAACATGAACTAAAAGATGACAAACGCTCAGAAGAATATGGAGCTGGTCAGTTTGAAGTTCTAGAATACTGGGGAATAATGGATGCTGAATATGCGAAAGAAGCAGGAATAGAACTTCCAGAAGAAGTTGATGATTTAGATGAAGTTCAGGTTAATGCTTGGATTTGTAATGGTAATATACTGAGAGCTGTAATTAATCCATTTACTCCTCATCGTATACCCTACAATGCTTTCCCATACGAAAGAAACCCCTATAGCTTTTTTGGCATAGGCGTAGCTGAAAATATGGATGACTCTCAAAAAATTATGAATGGTCATGCACGTATGGCTATAGACAACCTAGCATTATCAGGCTCATTAGTATTTGATGTAGATGAGTCTGCCCTTGTAGGTGGTCAGAGTATGGAAATATATCCGGGCAAGATCTTTAAGCGTCAAGCTGGTGTGCCCGGACAAGCTATCAATGGTGTAAAGTTTCCTAATACTTCCAATGAAAACATGATGATGTTTGACAGATTCCGTCAACTAGCAGATGAGCAGACAGGTATTCCTAGTTACTCTCATGGTCAAACAGGCGTACAGAGTATGACACGTACAGCATCAGGCATGTCAATGCTACTAGGTGCTGCATCATTAAATATTAAAACAGTTATAAAAAATCTAGATGATTTTCTACTTCGTCCTTTAGGTGAGTCTTATTATCAATGGAACATGCAGTTCTTAGATAAGAAACTAAATATAGAGGGTGACTTAGAAGTAAAAGCTACAGGCACTAATAGTCTGATGCAAAAAGAAGTTCGCAGCCAGCGACTCACTATGTTTTTACAAACAGCACAGAATCCTTCAATAGCTCCTTTTATTAAGATAAACAAGCTAATCAGCGAACTGGCTTATTCTTTGGAACTTGATCCAGATGAATTATTAAATGATCCAGAAGAAGCAGCTGTTATTGCTAAAATTATAGGATTACAAAATGCTGGACAAACAACTGGTGAGGCAGCTCAAGCCTCTGGTGAACAACCCGGAAACATGGAAGCCTCTGAAGGAGTACCTCCAGAAGGCACAGATGTCGGAGTTACGGGTACTGGCGGTGGCAACATCGGAATTGGAGGTGTACCGCAGTCAGGGGAGAGTGAGTTCTCTGGAGCGGTTGATGAAGCTTAGAGATAATGTAAATGACTACGAAGAATGAAATGACAATACTTATACTAGAAGCATTGTCTAGTCAATACATAGCAGAGTTAAAAAAGCTTACAGTAAATATAGAAAACTATACTAGCAATTCAGTGGGTGTAGCAGAGCATCCTGACATAGTAGCTGAAGTAGATAAGCTAATAGAGCAAGTAGCTTCAGCCGAAGAAAAGTTAAAAATTGTTGAAGAAATGCTACAGGTAGAAATAGAGAAATCTAATGACTAAAAAGAAATCTAGAGTAAACGAGGCTGGTAATTATACTAAGCCTACAATGCGTAAGAATCTTTTTAATAAAATTAAAGCTAGTGGTAAAGGTGGTAATCCGGGGCAATGGTCAGCCCGTAAAGCCCAGATGCTTGCTAAAGAATATAAAGCCAAAGGTGGCGGCTACAAATGAAAGGTTTGTTTTGGAGTCCTTTTCAAAGGAAACTTGTATCATTTAATGAATGGATGAAGGACGCAGAGAAATACGATGGCGTTAAAAAAGTCTCAAAAGTCTCTTAAAAATTGGACAGACCAAGAGTGGACTACCAAAAGTGGTAAACCTTCTACTCAGGGATCTAAAGCTACAGGCGAAAGGTATTTACCAAAAAAAGCTATAGCTGCTATGTCTGATTCTGAGTACGCCGCCAGCTCTAGGAAAAAAAGAGAAGATACAAAGAAAGGTAAACAATTTTCTAAGCAGCCAAAGAAAGCTGCTAAAACAGCACGTAGATTTAGGAACACTGGTGGTATTATGAATGAACAATCTTCAATGTTAGTTCCTGTAGAGCGTCAGGCTTATGCTGGTGGTCAATTAGTAAAAACATTATTAAAACTAATAAGACCTTTAACAAAAGATCAACAAGCAACTAGAAAAGCTACTGCAGCTCAAGCTAGTGTGATAAAAGATAAAACTGCTATCGGAGCAGGTGCAGCAGTGGTAGCAGGAGGTATTGGATACAATATTAATTCTCCAGAAGGATCAAGATTAATTGAAGCTGCAAATGCTGGCGAAATAGAAGTAGAAATAAAAAATATAGATCAAAGAACTAACCCAAAAGATTTTCCTACCTATGCTAAAGATACTGATTCTGCAAAAGCATTTAGGGAAGCATTTAAAAATGCAAGAGAAGCAAGAGCAGATACTTTTGAATTTGAAGGTCGTACTTATCTAGCTGATTTACCAGTAAATAGAGAAGATAAAGCAGCAGGTGGATTAATGGGAGCTACACGCAATATCAAACCTTTAGTCAAAATGGCTGAAGGTGGATCAATGCTTGCTCCTAAAGATGAAAAGTTTCCAGACTTAACAGGCGATGGAAAAGTAACACGCGCTGATGTACTTAAAGGTCGTGGAGTTTTTCAAGAAGGTGGCACAGTTCCTGTAGATACCTACCCAAATATACCACCAGAAGAAATGGCAGAAGCAAGAGCTTCCCAACTTCCTGATAACGAAATGGAAGATCAATACATAAACTATATCATCAATGAAACACTTGATGAATCCGAACAACAATATTTACAGAATGCTTTAGCATCAGATCCTCAACTTAATTCAATTCTGGATAAAGTTATGGTTACTGCTGCTGAGTTTTCTGGGGCTGGAGAAGTTGATGGCCCCGGAACTGGTGTATCAGACTCAATACCCGCTAGATTATCTGACGGAGAGTTTGTTATGACCAAGAAGGCTACTGATCAAATAGGCGCTGACAACCTCCAACGAGTAATGGATGAGGCTGAACGTGCTTATGATGGTGGCTTAATGAGTCGGCCTGACAGCTTGGCAAAGACATCTATGAGCAATGAAGATATTATTCAGCGCCAGATGGCTGGGTCAAGCAAAATGCCGAGTATACGTTAATACGGCTACCTTGAAGTAACAAGCCCCTATCAGTTTGACGAAACAACAAGATAGGCTACCTTGCAAACAACAAGCCCCGTTTGGAGAAGTAACATGACTGTTGCAGATAAAATCGAGGAACAAGAAGCAAACCCTTATAACGCAAAGAAAGATTGGCATGAACAGCAAACTCCTAATTTTGCTAATGCTGATGGTCTTTTCTTTGAGCCTCAGACTAATAAGGCCACCTCCAGCAAAAAAGCTGAAGCCCCTGAAAATGAATCTAAGGATGTAAATTATAAGAAGCGTTACGATGATTTAAAGAAGCATTATGATAATAAAGTTTCTGAATTTAAACAGCGAGAACAAGAGCTAGTAGCTGAAGTACAAACAAATACTCCTCAGTATCAAGCTCCTAAAAGTGCTGAAGATTTAGAAGCCTTTAGGAAAAAAAATCCAGACCTGTACGATACAGTTGAAACTGTAGCACATTTGCAAAATGAACAACAATTGACAGATATACGTCAAGAGTTAGTCGCATTAAAGCAGCGTGAAACAGACATAGCTAAGAAAGAAGCTGAAGTTGAGTTGCGTCAAAGGCATCCTGACTTTGAAAACATTCGCGGCGATGAAAAGTTTCATGAGTGGGCTAAGCTCCAACCTGAAGAAATACAAAACTGGGTGTACAACAATCCTAATAATGCCTCTTTAGCTAGTAAAGCTATTGATTTGTTTAAACTCGAAAATGGTAGTACTGCTAGGTCAACCAAAACACAGTCTGCATCTAAAGGAAGTGCAGCAGACATGGTTTCGACTAAAACGAAATCCATCGATACTAAACAACCTAAGATATGGACTGAACGGGAAATCGCTCGAATGTCCGTTACTGAGTTTGATAAATATCAAGACGATATTAACCAAGCAATCAGTGAAGGACGAGTGACAAAATAACTTGTTTTTTATTGAGGTAATATACAATGGCTTATAACCAATCAGATCAATATTTTGAACCGAGTACGGATACAAACGCTAACTTTGCTAACTCCGTAGCTGGTCAAACTAACTCATACTTCCTTCCTGCTATTTATAGTAAGACGGTTCTTAATTTCTTCCGTAAGTCTTCTGTTGCAGAAGCAATCACTAATACTGATTATTCTGGAGAAATTTCAGCTTATGGTGATTCAGTACGTATCATCAAAGAACCTGAAATTACTGTGTATCAGTATGAAAGGGGTGCGGATGTAACTGCAACTAAACTAACTGATCAAGAAGTTAACTTGGTTGTAGATACAGCTAATGCTTTTAAATTCATGGTAGATGATATTGAAACCAATATGTCTCATGTCAACTTCCGTGAAGTAGCTGCATCTTCAGCAGCCTACTCTTTGCGTGATGCTTTTGACCAAGGCGTAATTGCTTCTATGTTTGCTGGTGTGTCAGCTGCTAGTCCGAATCACATTTTGGGTTCTGATAGTGCTACTGATCTAGCATCTGGTACTTTTGATGGTACTGGTAATCTTGATATTGGTTTTGGTAGTAATGAGCATGATCCAATTGATGTTCTTTCACATATGGCGCGTCTTCTTGACGAAGCAAATGTTCCTGAAGAAGGTCGTTGGTTCTTAGCAAATCCAGAGTTCTATGAGCAGCTTGTACAAAGCAACTCAAAACTTCTGTCTGTCGATTACAATGCTGGTCAAGGTTCTATCCGCAATGGATTGGTATCCTCTGGCAAGCTGCGTGGATTTGATATGTACAAGACTAACAATATTGCTGCTGCTAGTAATGCTGCTGGCAAGTGCCTTGCTGGGCATATGTCTTCTACTTGTACAGCTCAAACTATTGTCAATACTGAAGTGATCAGAGATCCTGATAGCTTTGGTGACATTGTACGTGGCCTCCATGTTTATGGAGCCAAGGTACTTCGTGCAGACGCTTTGGTATCTGCATTCTATGGTATCGACTAAGATTATCGGGGGTCTGAAATATGGCCCCCTTTAATTTAATTAATGGAGAATGATATGAAATGGTCTAAGCCTACTTACCAAAAATTAAGACTTGGTTTTGAAGTCACGATGTATTTCAAACAGGTATAACCTATGCCTCAAATTGGAAGCGAACAAAACCCCGTTAGATTTAATGTAAATAAAAAAATAAAAATTCGTTCTGCATATTATAGAAACGAAGACAAGAAAAAAGCTGATGAAAACTATGACAGGATTTTTAGAAATCCTGATAATCCTGTAAATCATAAAGAGGAAAAGTAATATGATGCATGGTGATAAAAAGAAAATGATGGGTGGCGGTAGGATGCAATACGGCCACGGCAGCAAAGTTAAAAAAGATGGTAACAAAGTAGCACGTAACGAATACAGCAAAGGTGGTTCTGTTTCTGGTGCTATGAAAACTGCGAAGCCTTGTTAAGATGAAAGTTCAAGCTCCCGAAGGTTATCATTGGATGAAGAATGGTAAATCTTACAAACTAATGAAAGATCCTAAAGAAGGCTATAAAAAACACACAGGATCTTCAAAGTCTGCAAACTTTGATATTCAAAAGGTTCATAAGAAATAATGGCTAAATCATATCTAACATTAACAAATGAACTATTAAGAGAATTAAATGAAGTTATATTAACTTCTTCTAATTTTAGTTCTGCTATTGGTATACAAGCTCATGCAAAGGATTGCATAAATAGAGCTTATTTAGATATGGTAACTGAAGAACCTAAGTGGCCTTTTTTAGCTACAGGTGAAAGTGGTGCTACAGATCCTATGTATGGCAATGTTTCTGTAGACACAGTAGCTGGAACAAGATGGTATGAGCTAAAAGCTGCTAGTAGTGACGCAACTGGTGACTATGGAGCAATTGAATGGGATAATTTTTACATAACTACTGTAGGGGTTAGCGGTGAATCAGCTCCTTATGTATCTCAAAATTTATCTTTTTTTACTGCGGAAACATGGAAAGATTTTAGACGTACCAGAGAAAATAGCGATGATGCGGATGCTCAAAATCATGGGCAGCCAAATGCTGTTATTCGTAGTCCTGATGGTCGTAACTTTGGATTAAGTCCTATACACGACAAAGTGTATAAGGTTTGGTTTTTTGCATATGACTTGCCTACAGAGCTGTCAGCACATGGAGATACTATTGTATTTCCTGATTTGTATAGTACAACTTTGATGGCTAAAGCTAGATATTTTATACATCAATTTAAAGAAAATCCTCAAGCGGCTGCTTTTGCTTTAGATGATTATAAGAAAGGACTAAGAAGTATGCGTGAAAATTTATTAGGGCCAAGCACAGCTTATTTTAAAGATGACAGAATGGTATTTGTTTAATGTCCTTAGCATTCGGATTATCTTGCCGTGGAGGATTAAATACTAATCTAAATTCTTTAGAGCTTTTAGGTCAGCCGGGATTTGCTACAGTTTTACAAAACTATGAAGTTGATCCTGATGGTGGCTACAGAAGAATAAATGGGTTTACTGCCTATGGTAGTTCTTCGGCTGCTAATCCAAATAGTTCTAATAGAATTTTAGGTACGTTTCCATATGCTGATGGAGTAATAGTATGTTCTGGTACAAATATTTATTTTAGTAATACTGGAACATCTTGGGTACAGATAAACAGAAGTAGTGTGTCTGGAAATGGAGATAACTATTCTACTTTTACAGGACGTTCAGTTTTAACAAGAACTAACCAAGGTCAAGCTAGTTTTGTTTTATTTGAAGGTGCTGATTTTGATTATGGTGAAGTTATTATTGCTGATGGTGCTAATAAACTTTACTCTTTTAGAATGGAAGGGACAGGAAGTATAACTGATCGTACATTCTTTTCTGCCGAAATTACTGTTAGTGGCACTAAAGGTGTTAAATATATAACTATTCATGATCATCATTTAATTGCAGCTGGTGTAGAAGATAACTTAAATACAGTTTTTTACAGCGTATATAACGATCCTGATAACTTTTCAGGCACTGGTGCAGGTTCAGTAGTTATATCTGATCAAGTACAAGGAATTAGAGGATTCCGAACAGATTTAATTGTATTCGCTAAAAATAGTTTACATAAACTAATAAATATAAATGACTCTAGTAGTATACGTATTGATCCTATTGCAGAAAATGTAGGTTGCCTTTCTGGATATTCTATTCAAGAGATTGGAGGAGATTTAGTTTTCTTAGCTCCTGATGGTATACGAACTATTGCAGGTACAGCAAGAATTGGAGACACAGAGTTAAGCTCAGTCTCTAGACAAATACAAGGTCTTATTACAACTATAGCTAATAATATTAGTTCTTTTGTAATAGATAGTGCTGTAATTAGAGCTAAGTCTCAGTATAGATTATTTTATGCAGGAGCAAGTGCTTCTCCATCTACTTCTAAAGGTATTATAGGTACTTTTACAGGCCAAGGATTTGAGTGGTCTGAAACTATAGGGATTCAAGCTTTTGGATTAAGTTCAGGTTTTGATTCAGCAGGTATTGAAAAATATTATCACGGTGATAAAGATGGTTATGTTTACAATCATGACGTAGGTAATTCTTTTTTATTAGATGGTTCTGAGACAAATATAGTATCTACTTATGAAACTCCAGATCTTGATTTTGGAGATATTGGAACATTAAAAACTTTAAAATATGTAAAGACATCTATATCTCCAGAAGGAGATGTGTCTCCAGTTTTAACTGTTAGGTATGACTATAAAAGCATCGACATACCTCAACCAGAAGATATAACATTATCTGATATACCTCTCCCTGCTATTTTTGGATCTACTAGCTCTACTTTTGGTTCAGCTACTTTTGGAGCAAGTAATGATCCAATGGTAAGAACTACATTAACCGGAAGTGGACATACAGTTAGTCTTAGAATTAGAACAGACGATAAAAATCGTTCATATGGGATAAATGGTTTTTATCTAGATTATATGCCATCAGGTAGGAGATAATAATGGCGCAGACTTACACACGACAAAGTTCTTTTGCAGATGGCGATACCATCACAGCAGCTTTATTTAATAATGAATATAATCAATTATTAAATGCTTTTAGTTACTCTTCTACAAGTGCATCTTCTACAGGTCATAGGCATGATGGTACTGCTGGACAAGGTGGAAATATACACACAATTGGTGATCTTGATTTTCTAAATAAGATAGTAGTAGACAGCACTAATAACCGTTGGGGTTTCTATGTAGAAGTAAGCTCATCTGCAGTAGAGCAAATACGAATACAAGATGGAGCTATAGTACCTGTAACAGACAATGACATTGATTTAGGTACAAGCTCTTTAGAATTTAAAGATTTATTTTTAGATGGAACAGCAACGGTAGACGCTTTAGTTGCTGATACGGCAGACATAAATGGTGGAACTATTGATGGCGCTACAGTTGGTGCTTCTTCTGCTAGTACCGGAGCATTTACAACCCTTGCTGCTTCTGGTGCTACTACACTTAGCAGCACTTTATCTGTGCAAGGAAATACCACACTTGGAAACGCCGCATCAGATACAGTCACACTCACCGCTGACGTTGCGTCAGATATTATACCCAGTGCTGACAGTACTCATGATCTTGGGGACAGCTCTAATTATTGGGCAAATGCCTACATAGATGCTATTACAACTACTGGCAATGTAGCAGTAGGAGGCAATCTTACAGTTACAGGAACTACAACATTTAATGGAGGCACACTAACTTTAGGTGACTCTGCTAGTGACAATGTAGTTTTTGGGGCAGATGTAAACAGCAGTATTATACCAAACACAGATAGTGCTTATGACTTAGGCTCTTCAAGCCAAGAGTGGCGTGACATATACATAGATGGTACAGCTTATGTAGATGCCATTAACTTTAATGGTACTGCAATAACTTCTACAGCCGCAGAACTTAACATATTAGATGGAGTAACTAGCACTGCGGCAGAGCTTAATATACTTGATGGCGTAACAAGCACTACCGCAGAGTTAAATGTTTTAGATGGTATTACAGCAGTTGTAGGAGAACTAAATGCCTTAGACTTAGGAAGCACTGCGGTAGGTACAGCAATTGCTTCTAAAGCTGTTATTTTAGATTCAAACAAAGATTATACTGGAATAAGAAATTTTACTATAACTGGTGATCTCACTATTGGCGGTGATGATCTTGTTATGGGTACAAACACAGCAGGACATATTTTAGTTGCTGATGGCACTAACTTTAATCCTACTGCTGTTGGAAGTCTTTCTGAAATATCTACAGTAGCTAACGATGATGTATTACTTGCAGTAGATACTTCGGGTGGTGGGCTAAAGAAAATTTCTAGAAGTACATTAGTTTCTGGACTAGCGACATCAGGAGCAATATCCGATGTAGTTGAAGATACCTCACCTCAACTTGGGGGTGATTTAGATGTTAATAGTAATGGTTTAGTTTCTACATCTAATGGAAATATTGCACTTACTCCAAATGGTACTGGGGTTGTTAGAATAGATGGTAATGTAGATATACAGACAGGCGAGATTGTTTTAAAGAATGGCGGGTCTGTATCTAATGTTAAGTTTTACTGTGAATCTAGTAACGCTCATTATACTCAGTTGCAGTCATCAGCACATAGCGACTACAGCGGTAACGTAACTCTTACATTACCTGCCGCTACAGATACTCTAGTTGGTAGAGCTACTGCTGATACTCTTAGTAATAAAACTTTAACAGCTCCTAAATTTGCTGATGATGGTTTTATAGCAGATGCTAATGGTAATGAAATAATAAGATTTCAAACAACTTCTAGCGCAGTAAATGAACTTGAAGTAACTAATGCGGCTACAGGAAATGCTGTAACACTAGGAGCTGCTGGTGGTGATACAAACATTGATATCACTATAACACCTAAAGGTACGGGCGAAGTAAATATAGCTGCTGGTAATTTTAACTATGCAGGTACAGCAGTTACTGCTACTGGAGCAGAACTTAATATTCTTGATGGGGTAACGTCTACCGCAGCAGAGTTAAACATTCTTGATGGTGTAACAAGCACCGCAGCAGAATTAAATATACTTGATGGTGTAACGTCTACAGCAGCCGAACTTAATATATTAGATGGAGTAACATCAACTGCTGCAGAACTAAATGTTTTAGATGGTATTACTGCTGTAGTAGGAGAGCTTAATGCTCTTGACCTTGGCTCTACAGCCATAGGAACAGCTATAGCTTCTAAAGCAGTTATACTGGATTCTAATAAAGATTACTCAGGTATACGAAACCTTACAATTTCTGGAGAACTAGATGGAGGCTCACTAGATATTTCTGGTGATGCAGATATTGATGGTACTACCAATTTAGATGCTGTAGATATTGATGGTGCTGTGCAGATTGACGGTAACACTACTTTCGGCGTAGATGATACTGGAGTAGATGTAAAATTCTTTGGTGATACTGCTAGTGCATATATAATGTTTGATGCAAGTGCAGACAAACTATTAACATCTGGTGGGGCTGTAATAGATGTAGTTAAAGATAAACTATTAATAGGCGGTACAGCAGTCACTACAACTGCCGCTGAGTTAAATATTTTAGATGGCGTAACATCTACTACAGCAGAACTTAATATACTAGATGGTGTAAGTCGTGGCTCATTAATTTACGGAAACGCTTCTGCTGCAACTGCTCTGCTTACTAAAGGTGCGGCAAACACAGTTTTAACCTCAGATGGCACGGACATTTCTTGGGCGGCTGCGGCTCCTGCTGGGAATGTTCACTCCTTTACCGCAAGTGGAGCGGTAGCTTCTGGCAAGCCAGTTGCTTTAAATTCAAACGGAACAGTCACTCAAGTAGCTGGTACATCAGAAAGCACAGGCTCAGAGGTCGTTTTTGAGGCCGCACAGTCTTATCACATTCTGCCTATCTTTGACTCCTCAAACAACAAGGTAGTCATCGTCTACACTGATTCTGGAGACTCAAATCACGGCAAGGCGATAGTTGGTACAGTTAGTGGTACAAGCATTAGCTTTGGAACTGCTGTGACATTTAATGCTGCCACAACGTATCAAATATCTGGTACTTTTGATAGCAATTCAAATAAAATAGTCATTGTTTATAAAGACGTAGGAGACAGCAATAAAACAAATTCAATAGTTGGCACTGTAAGCGGAACCAGTATTAGTTTCGGTTCTGAGGCTACCATCACCACAAATGTTGCATCAGATACCAGCACGACATTTGACAGCAATTCAAATACAGTAGTTACGTTTTACAAAGACACATCCAATAGCAACTATGGTACAGCCGCAGTAGGCACTGTAAGTGGCACTTCGATCTCATACGGAACTCCAGTTGTTTTTGAGAGTGCCGCATCAAGTTTGTACCAGCAATCGTCTTGCTTTGACACATCAAGTAATAAAACTGTAGTGGTATATGCTGATGGAGGAAATTCAAGTCATGGAACCGCTATCGTTGGCACTGTGAGTGGCACTTCGATCTCATTTGGAACTGCCGTTGTATTTCATGCCGCTGGCACAGCTAATGCAGTGTGTGCATTTGACACCACCGCTAACAAAGTGGTTATTGCGTATGAAGATACTGCTGATTCTGAAAAAGGTAAGTCACTTGTTGGGACGGTAAGCGGTACGGCTATATCCTATGGCTCTGAAGTGGAATTTGAGAGTGGCGGCATACAAGAAGTTGGAATGACGTTTGATCCAGACGCAGGAAAAGCGGTTGTGGTGTATATGGATAAAGGCAACAGCAATCACGGAACCTATGCTGTTGGCACTGTTAGTGGTACGTCGATTACTTACGAAACGCCTGTTGTTTTTGCAGCCGCAACGTCAGAAAGATGCACTGCTGCTTATGACACCAATTCAGACAAAGTAGTAATTGGCTTTGAAGACGGTGGTAATAGCAATCACGGGACTTCAATAGTTCTTCAGGTTGGTAGTTCAAATGCTAGTGATTTTGTAGGAATTTCTAACGCCGCAATATCAGATAGTGCAGCAGGAAATGTAACTGTTCAAGGTGGTTTGATTACTAATTCCGACCTAGCCACTTTAACAATTGGCTCAACATATTACGTCCAAGATGACGGAAGTCTAGCTACAACATCATCAGATGTAACTGCTGGCAAAGCGCTCTCAGCAACAACACTTTTACTGGCAGGTATTTAAAATGAAAACAATTGTTGACAACGCAACTAACACATCGCGGTATCTTTTTGCCGATGACAAGTCAGTCACGATGGGAAGCGACACAATTACTGTTGGCGACCCTGCTGATTTCATTATTGGTGATCTCAACAGCGGCAATGCCACTCTTATCACCGGAGTTAGCGAGCCTGAAGACTGGTATGGGTGCAAGTACACCTGCGCGAGTGACGGCACATTTACAGCGGTAGAAGGTTGGGTAGACCCACGTGAGTCTGAATAGTATTACATGGCCTGAGGCATCCTAATGGACTATCAAGTTCTATTTAATATAGCAATTGGTATAGCAGGATTTGTTATAGGCTTTATATTCAGTAGAATATTTACAGAGCTAGATAAGTTAGATGATGACCTAAGTAATATTGTAAAAGAATATGTAAATAAAGATGATTACAGACATAACGATTCTGAAATCAAAGAAAAAATC